GGCTATAACGGCAATTATAGTGATATTGGTTGCTTTATACAATAAATGCGAATGGTTCCGGGATGGTGTGAACGGGATTTTAAAGGCAATCAAAGACAGATTTTTTGCAGCATGGGATGGAATTGTAGAATTTTTTACAGAAACGATTCCCAATGCATGGAATGAGATGGTATCGTTCTTTCAAGGAATACCGGCATGGTGGAGTGGTATATGGGATAGTGTACAGGCAAAGTTTGAATCTGTATGGACAAGTATCATGGAAATTCCGATTATCAAAGAATTGACATCGATTATCAAAGATTCTTTCGAACGGCTAAAAGAAGATTTAGGTGGAATCTGGACTGGAATAAAAATGTTGGCTGAGAATACTTGGGAATTTATCAAAAATGCAACATTGGCTCCAGTTCTTCTTTTGATTGATCTTGTGACCGGAGATTTTGAAAGATTAAAATCCGATCTTGAGAATATTCTGAACAATATCAAAAATGCATTTACAAATATATGGACTGCAATTCAAAGCATTACGGAAAATTTCTGGGATGCGATAAAAACAGTAATCTTAACCAAAGTAGAGATGACAAATGAAATTGTATCTACATTGCTGAATGCATTGAAAACACAGTTAGAAAATATTTGGAACAGCATACAAAATACAGCTGAAAGAATAGGAAGCAATATTCAGGAATCCATGTCGAATATATGGAACAATATTCAAAATACAATAAAAACTACGGTGGACAACGCGAGAAATTCTGCAATCAGTGGGTTTGAGGCATTGCGTGATGGAATCAAAAATACAATTCAGGAACTACCACAAATTGTAAGTAATATTTTTGACAAAATAGGATCTACGATTTCCGGGTGGATAGACAACGCGAAGGAGTGGGGGGCTGATTTCATCCACGGATTAACAGAAGGAATTTTATCCGGAGTAAATGGGATTATAGATGCAGTAAGAGGAATTGGAGACAAGATTCGTTCTTTCCTGCATTTTTCAAGACCGGATGAAGGTCCTTTGAGAGATTATGAAACATGGATGCCGGATTTTATCGATGGAATGGTAAAAGGAATCAATGAGAATGTGTACAAGGTTTCCAATGCGGTAAAAAGAGTTGCCAAGACGATGAGTGAGAGCATGTACGGAGGAACTCCGGCGCTGGCAAGTGCTACACAGACTAACATTGTTTTGAACAATAATGTCGGTGTGCAAATTGGAAATCAAAAGCTTGATTCTTATATTGTAGAAACAGCCAAAAAAGGATTTACATCTCAAGTACATCATGCAAAAAGAGGAAAGGGGAGACGGTAAATGTATGAAATTATCAGAAACGGCCATACAAATACAGAAATAGGAATACTTGTACGAGAAAGACCGTCTATCCCTTCGGCAGAGTATAACTATACGGAATT